AGCGACGAGCATTCCTTTTTTCGCAAAAGGATTATTCCCACTGATTATTTGTGCGATATACTCTTTTGCTAATTTACGTGCTGCCGACAACGATATCTGTTCAGTTGAAGCAAATGTTTTGGAGAATTTCTTGCCACTTCTTGGTATGTGAATGCGTATCATATATGACTTACGGCCACCAGAATTTACGCATAATAAAAGGCCCGGGAGTTTCGTGTCGTTGTAATACTCGTAATGTTTTCCTTTTGAAACAGTAACAGTTTTTACTAGCTCAGGTGTTAGTTCAACTGTTGGCATTAAGCATTCTCCTTATGATAAAAATTCTACATCTATTCTACACTAAAAAATTATAACATCTTTCGTCTTATTGCACTAATTTTCATAAGATTTAACAGCCATAGACTACGTATGCAACTAGTTTTATTGATGTTTCAACAGAGCCAGTCAAGGTCCTTGCTATCACGTCATTTAGATCGTTTTAACAATCATGGTAAGGATGGGGTCTCCGGTCCGAGTCCGGAAGGCGGCTCCATGATATCACAAGCTCCGCAGGCATTCGCCCGCGGAGCTTTTTATTTTCTGTCTTTCACCTGTCTTTCATTCAGATAGATAAAAGCCACCCTATAACCGTGGGAACATAGCGCAGATAAATAAAACACAAAATAATATCCCGGCAAACAGAAACCAATAATCCAACATTTTTTTATTCCTCATTCTGGCGATGCGTGAGAAAACATATCCATAAGGTCGTCCTCTAAATAGCAGCTCGTTGTCGAGGCAATTCAAACACTGTCTCAAATCTTCGTTTGCCGTAATTAGGTATTTTATTTTCCTGATAAGTTCTTTCTGTTCATCACTCAGATCAGGCACAACCTCGCCTCCTATTAAAATTTAACAAGGCTATAGGTTATTCCGAAACCTACAACGGCCTGCCCTGTGTGATCGACTCCGGCACATACACCGATGCCCCAGCGTTTGCGTTTTTCGGTTGAAAACTTTTTATCTAGTGCAGTATTTTCACTATATAGGTTTTTGACTTGTGTTTGCCATTCGGATCGCTCTGCAAGGCGGTTTGTGTTAAGGTCTTCGATAGCAGCAATAAGTTTGTCAATCTGCATATCCTTTAACTCTGCGATCTCTCGTAAGGCTAATATCTCCGCTGATTGAGTATCTATAAGCTCTAAAGTATCTCTCCCGTCCTTGACGGGGACAATATACGCGGGCTCAGTTAGTTGCGTCCCCGGAAACGATATTTTGATTGTGCCTAGATTCTCTGTATTCGCCGATGCGGGTATTCCAGGCAGCAGCAACATCATCATTATTAAGATCAGCGACAGCTTTCGCAGCTTTATTCTTCGCATGACGGACCACCTCCTCTTCTTTGGAGCGTTGAAGATTTATATCTTGAATAAGATCTTTTATCCTCGCTGCGGAAATGTCGGCAGATATCGCTGCAACCGGAAATGGCGGCATATATTCAGGCTTTGTCTTATGATGCGTTATATAAAATACTGCACCAGCGACGATCGACAGTATAAGGACCAATAAGATAGACAAAGTCCCTTTATTCTCGCGGATCCAGCTCTTGACTTCCATTACCGTTATTTCCATGATCAGGATCATCTCCCTGGGGGTTATTTGTGTTGTTCTGTTGCTGTCCAAATATATCGTTGCCGTATCCACCGTAGTAACCGCCTTGTCCGTATCGTTGCCATAATATTTTGTCTATTATGTTATCTGCCCATTTTTTACCCCTAGAAAGCCCTACAAACAAAACAAACATAGCGCAGATATGATTTCCTCCGCTAAGCCAGAGCGCGCCCAATACAAGGGTCATACCGTAGATCAAATCACTTACCAGTCCAACAATGAGTTTAGCCAGGTTGAATGGTTCTTTTTTCCAATGCCGCTCGAGATATCCGCACAGCGATATGATGAGCGAGGCCATCATGTACGGCACGTAAAGAATTAGTATTTTTTGTAAGGAGTCGCATGCATTATTCCACTCGCTCTGGCTCATCCATCATTTCCCCCTCACTGTATAGCCCTGCACCAATTCTGTATGCCTCTGCCAAGCGCTGCGGCTATATCTGGATAGTTGTTAGGATTCCCGAGCCATTTCTCTTCTGCCGGATTGCTCAAAAACGCCAACTCAAAAAGAGCTTTTGGTAAGCTTTTTGGTGCTGACTTTAGAACTAGCAGCTCCATTTCTTTGTCCAGATCTCCGTCGCGGAGGTCTGCACGTAGCCTCATATTATGAAATGAGGATCGATAGCTTTTTAATAGCTCTTCTGCCAGGAGATCAGAAGCGTCTTGTCCCGGCAACGTGAAGCACTCATAGCCACTGACTCTTGAGTCAGCTACTGAATTACCGTGAAGAGACAACATACAATTAGCCTGCAGGCGTTCGGCCATAGCTCCGCGGGTTCTTAAATCAGCAGCGCGGTCAGATTTTATAACACATAGATCTGTATTACGCGTCAAATAAACGGTGTCGCCGTGCGCTTCGAGCCAACTTTTAAGAACAAATGCGACACGCAGAACAACTATTCGTTCTTCTATCCCTAATATGCGCCCCTTCGCCCCTGTGTGGGGGATACCATGCCCTGGATCGAGAAGGATCTTCATTTGATAATCACCGCCTCAATGATTTTTATCTGCCATGGTTCCAAATAGCCTTTTTTACGTGCGTAGTTGAGAGAAGTTCTCAATTGCCCGGTATAAAGTAGCGTTTTTTCAAGTTCTACTGCTTTTTTCGCTAATTTCTCGAAATACTTGTGGTCGGTCGCCCAATTTCCTAATCTTCCACGATAAAACCCTGCGAAATAGCCCCAGACGTTGTCAATACGACTTAAAGGATAGTCAGCACCTATCTTTTTTGCATAATCGCTTAAAAAGGCTTGTGGTGTGGCATATTTTCGGAAATATGAGACTTTTTGAAAATAGACGCCGTTTTTGGATTCAGGGCTGGACATTTCGACAAAAGGGTTGTTTTTTCGCCATGACAGAGGGGCTTTTATCCCTGCGCCGTTATTTGCCACTCGCCATAAAGGGCTTGTCCAATGTCCAGTTTCCAGTGCGCTCTGGGCCGTGGCGGCGAACGCATTTATTTCTCTTTGCTTTTGAGCTAGCTCGTAAAAAGTTTTAATCTCCATAGCCTGAGCATTTGAGCATAAAAAAAGAGCGGTCAAAAAAGCGACCGCCCCTACGATTGGTTTGCTTTTCATTTTGCTACCTACATCTTCTAGGATGTTTCTTTTACGTCTAGCTCGTTCCACACGATAGCTTCTACTTGTTCCTTTGTTGTTGCCTCTCTCACCGCAACCTCTAATCTCTGCTGATACCCCAGAAGTGATGTCATAGCCTGTTCAGCTTCTACTACGTTTGCTATAATCTTTTTAGCGAGGTCGGTTGGAGTGAACTTAGTTGAAGAACCTTTCGCACGTTCCAAAGCAATAGCTGTGACATAGGCTGAATCCTCAGTTGACCGCCCTGCAAGAATATCCTTAGCCCCAAGCTTCTGACGTTCAAAGGAAGCTATCTCACCCAGCGTATATCCTTCTTGCATCTGATTAAACAACTCATTAGATATGCCCTGTATCTCTGCTGTCTTAGCCTCTTTAAGTTCATCTAGCGTGATTTCATCGGGAACGTCAATAACAGGTGGATGTAATTCACTCCACTCTTGTAATGTAAAATAGCCATCTGGCTGAACTTTCCAAACTTCAGCGTTGCCTGTTGGACTATAAAAATTAGGCATAATTATCCCTCCTTAATACCAAATTATACAAAGACCCGGTGCCCCGGAGCCTCCATCATAGGTGTTATCTCCACCCAGTCCACCTGCTCCGATTGTTACTGTATAGGTATCGCCACCAACAACAGGCACAGCTACGGCATAAAGACATCCTCCGCCTGTGGCTTGCCCTAGATTCCCAGAGGAATTTACGCTTACGCCGTCATATACAGTATTGACCGTCTGGTAAGAACCGCCACCACTATGCCCATGTCCAGTGGCGGAAGTGGCAACTTTAGTTCCAGAGCTGCCCTTTGCTCCAGGAAGACCGACCATAAAACTACTTTTAAGTATCGGAAATACAGTTGAGCTTGTAATGGTTGCTGCGGCAGACACGGTGGTTTTTCCACCTAAGCCACCGGCTGAAGTTAATAGTGTGCCGAAAGAGCTATCTCCGCCATTTTGCCCTGATGTCAGTGAAGTTGAACCATTAGTACCCTGTCCGCCACCGCCACCTCCTATAAGTAGCACCTTTATATGTGTAGTCCCTTCCTGGCAAGTCCATGAACCAGAAGAGGTGAATACAACCTGACCGTGAGCCGTCCTTGTATCAACCAGTGTTCCTGTTCCTGTGTAGGCAATCACTACCGTTTTACCCGCATCGGCAGCGTTGAAAAGTATTGTTCCTGTGTTCCAGCTGTCGTCGTCATCCGCACCTGTGCTGTAGTCCGGCCAGAATTCGCCGGATGCAGGGGCAGCGCTGACTTCATTTCCTGCCGCACCGGCAATAGTTAGGCTGATAGATGATGGAGTTTCTTTCATTGGCACTTCGTTAAGCCTGATTATGTAAGGCGAAGCGCTCGGAATGACGTGCGTTTCTCCTGTTATAGCAACCGCCGTGCTGATGTTATCGAATGGATTATATCTATAATCGTTCACATCTTTGCCCCCTATCCTGTAGCTAACTGTGTGTTGTTTCCACGCTGTAACAACTCTACGTTTTTTGCATCGCGCGTCATTTTAAGAATAATTTGATCAATTCCTTTGACATATTCGCCAAGCTCCATGGTCATGGTTATGCCTTCGCCGGACGCCTTGTATTTGACTTTTTGTATCGGGTAGTCGTAATACGTTGTGCCGTCAAAAGTTGTAATGCGGGCTATGCCTTCTGCCTTAATTTTTCGCCGGATAATCTCAGGCTTTATTTTGTCGATCTTCGCCGTGCGTTTCGGTGTTTTAGCCTTGTCAAGTTCGTTGTCGCCCCACCGCGTGGCGTCTGTCTCTGAATAGGCGGATGGGATGCTAAGCACGGCGGCTCGTTTACCGTATGCGGCAATACTGGTTGCGTCTGAGCATTCGTACATTATGTTAGAGCCGCCTGCGTCAAGTTCTCCGCCCTGGACATAAATATAATTAATTACGGTAGAAATATCCTCTTCCGGGATAAACTTCTCAACATGATGTCCGACCCAAAAGCGGCTATTCTCGTTTATGTCTGCAATTATTTCCTTAAAATAAACGTCACGGTATTCATCGACGCCATAAATAAAGTTCACCGCGAATTCAGATAATTGTTTAAGCGCGTCTTTCGCCGCAGAATAATCAAACGCCAGTGAAGACGCTGTGTAGCCGGTTGAATAGATTTTACTGGAGTTGTAACGAGCTCCGGTGTTCGGCTCAATGTTGGTTGTTACTATGTTTCGGACTATCTGAGATATTTCCGTGGTGGTATAAGCCCTGTTGACAATTACTCTTTCAAGTTGTCCGAAATAGCCGTACCCGGTGTATTCCCATATTGTTTCTGTTGTCCCGGCAACCGGGCGTGTCTGGACATATCCGCTGTACCACGGCTGAGGATCTCCGAATAGCCGAATATCAATCCGCTGGTTGTAGGCGATTGTGATGCCGTGGTTTTCTTTAAGTTTCAAATTAAACTGTGCGCAGCCGTTCTGATTCAGCTCAAATTCAGCGGAGATAAGTGGGGATTCCGCCATGTCAGAGACTATTGATTCTGTGCGAATACCTTCCGCATCGTAAAAGTCAATTGCGACATGCCCCGGAATATAGGGATAATCAACAACTACTCCGCCGACATGTTGAATTGGGGAGGCAAAACGATGCCTCCCAAAACGCTTTTTACCGAATATAAAATTCGCCATCAGATCCACCGCGCAGTGTATGTGATTTCAATCGTTGCGGCGGGCACTCCTTCATATTCAAAAACGTTCGCTCCCGATTCAAGGCTGTGGAATGTTCCGCTGAAGGCATTTAACGTGTTTGCGCCATCCCGTTCGACTGTCGCCGTCGCATTGTCTATCACAAGCACTGTGCCGGCTATTAACTGCGGATCTTGATATAAACATAGCCTCGTGTTCGTATTGTTGGTAATTTGTACAGACGGGACCGCATCAGATGCCGATATTTTAATCACCGGCGGAACATCAACATTGCCAATATTGATAACGGTAAAAGTATGCGGCGATTCCGAAATTGTCACCGTGAAAACTTCTGCCGTTGTGCTGTAGAAAAAAGGATCATTGCATTTAAACTCAGCGGTAACAAAACATTTTCTGTTCGCAAAACCCGTTATATATTCCTCCTTGAAGCTGTACAGCGAGGAAAGGTTAATGTATCGGGTCAGCGTGACGTATAGCTTCTGATCCCTACGGTAGAGTCTTTTTTTAAGCGCATCCATAGCAGTAAAATAAGCAGTCTGAGTGTCCTCATCAATATATATTGTCAGCGATATTGTCCTGCTGTCGATCTTGCCGTCCCCCGTGTCAATGGATCCGTGCTGGCATGCCCTGTCAGATTCTTTACGGCGCACCGTGAAAGGCACGCCGTCTATCCAGGCATCATCCGGTAAAGTCCAGTCATCAGATCCTTTAACGATTCTTAAACTTTCCATTCAGACACCTCCTATACACCCATCAAAGCGAACCGGGTATTGTCAAAAAACTGACTGAATATGCGATCTTCATCCGAAGCGCTGTTTATGTCACCGTATACGTTGACTGTAGCGCCGCTTTTTTCTCCGGCTCCGCTTATACCTTGAGCTATGCCTTTGAATACCTTGTCGGAGAGAGGCAGAACAACCTCTTTGTTTCTACCTTCGCCAATCATAGCCAACGTGGGACCTGTGGCTATTCCGCCATCTGCCAATTTGGGGATACTGTTCCCTGCATCATGCCAGTCATTTTTACCCCCTGAACTACCGCTTAAACCTGATAATGCCGCTGTTAGAGCATGTACCGTTGCGATTCCTGCCGCCGCTGGAATCGCATTTGCCCCGAAAGAGGCAAGTGACACGTTAGCAGCCGCTGCCGCCCATGCTTGCGCAACTTTTGCACCTGCCTTGATACTAAGTGCGGTCTGAACAGCCAATGCGGATTCTCCTATGGCTGTTTCAAGCAGTAACCCAGCGATTTTTTTCGCGAAATAATCTGCCACAACTTTAAGAATTGACTTTCCCAGACTTTTAAAAGCATCTTGAACAGACGAGACTCCAGTTAAAATATCAGAAATAGCTGACGTAAGACCTCCTAGCCCCGTTTTATATATGTCTGCAACTAACTGGGCTGTTGTTGCGTGTGCCGCTAAGTATGCCTCCTGCCATGTTTCCATTAAGCTCTTTTGTGCTTCATAATCAATTAGCCTAATTGCGTTTTCTTCTGTTAAAGCTTCCTGAAGTAGAGTTATAGATCCTTGGTTATAAGCGTTGTCAATGTCGGATTGAACGTCTTTAGCTTGACTATAATAATTAAGCATATCGTTCTGTAGCTGTTTCCTTTTCTCAATCGATGCCTGCTCTTTTTCAACGGCAAAATCAAGCATGTCCTCTGTCGTTATTTTGTACTGGATGCCCATAGCGTTTAGAGAATCAAGAATGTTTTTCTTCTGAGCATCCGTAGCGCTCGTATAGCGGGCGGAAATGTCGTCAAAATAGTCAAATATCCCTTTGACTTGATCGAGAGCACCCGTGTCCATCGAGAACAGATCCGCCGCAGAGCCTTTGAGTCCTCCGAGCGTCAAGTCTTTCTGCATACTCGCCCAACCGTCGGATATTGTTTTAAATGTATCCTGGCGGTCTTTTGCCTCGTCATGGAGTATCTGCCTGCGTTTTTCGGAATATGTTTCATTAAGACGTGTTATATCTCTTTGATAATTCTCGTTTACGGACTTTGATTCATTGAGAGTCGTTACCTCATCACGGAACCATTTATCCAGGACATCCATCTGAGTTTTAGTTAAGCGAATCCACTCATCTTCGATACGATCAGAAGCAGCTTTGGCTTTTTCAACGAGTCTTTCATATTCTTGCTGCTGTTTTTTAGCCGCTGCTTCTGCGGCTTTTGCCGCTTTCGCTTTTGCTTTTGCTCCGTCATCATCGATTTTCCCGGAATCCTTCAGCGTCTCTGCAAGAATATCCTTAAGAGATTTAACGCTCTTAGTTGTTTTTATAATTTCTTTATTTGTTTCTGCAACCTCGGTTTTCATTCCAAGAAATGCCTTAATTGCAGATATTTTATCCCCGACCCACGATGCCATAGCGCCTATTTTTTCACAGATAGCCACTATAAGGTCTTTCGCCCAGGTAAAAATATTAACGATCCCTGTCCAAAGAGTATCGAAGAAAAACCCCATGCCGAGCCAGTTTTCATAGATAGCGACAGCAACAAAACTAATAACAGCAGCGCTTGCCAATAGAGGCCATGTGGCTGCTATAACAGCTTCTCCAAGCATAAGAAAGGCCGGAACCGCAATCCCGATTACAGCACCGCTAATACCTACAATCGCAGCTTTAACGCTTTCAGGTACCATTTGCTCGAATGCTTCTTTAATTCCTGATTGTTTTGCAACGGCGGCAAACTCGCCCATCCAATCTGCTGCGTTCTTAAATTTCGTTTTGAGATCAAACGCTTCGGTGATATTACTGCCAAGTGTTCGCATTATTGAACTCACTGAATCCTTCATGTTACTGAAACTTTGCGGTATTTCTCCGGCCACCTTATCCATCATGCCGCCGAAGCGATCTTCAAGTCCGGTTAATATTGCCGTGATGCCTTCTTTGGCGCTTATTGCTCCCTTTTTAGATAATTCCATAGCTTTAGCAGTTGTGATGTTCATTTTTGAAGCCAAAATATCCCATACTGGGAGTCCTGTTTCTGCCAACTGGCGCATTTCTTCGGCTGTAAGCTTGCCCTTGGCGTTCATCTGGCCTATTGCCAGCGTGACCCTGTCTATACCTTCCTGTCCTAATCCGACCGCCATTGAAGCATCGCCCAGTACAGTTAAAACAGGAATGACAGCATCTACGCCGAACCCATAAGCTTGCATCTTTTTCGATGCTTCGGTAAGTCCGGCAAACTCAAACGGAGTTGTCGCTCCAAATTTCTCCAGTGCATCTAGGTGTTCCTGTGCCTTTTGAACTGATCCTGTTAATGTTTCAAACGCACGTTTCGTCATGTCCATTTTGGCGCTCATAACAACAGAGGCCGTTACAATGCCCGCCATTCCAATAGCAATATATTTAAGGCTATTGGCTGCCTTTTCAGAAAGTTTCATTGCTTCAGTGCCGAATGTCTCTTTTATCTGGCGCTTCGCCGCATTGAGTTCTTTTCTTAATCCGCTGGAATTAGCAGATATTTTTACTAACAGATCCGCAACTGTAGCCATTTAACCACCTCATTTCAAATAGAAAACAGGACAGAGTCATCCTCCGTCCTGTAAGTTAAAAATCTGCCTTAGGTATTCTTTTTCTTGTTGTTTTTCTTCTTTTTTATTTTGTAACGGTGACAATAAGTCTTTCATGGTAACAGCCTTTTTCATTGTTCCCTGTGAATTTATAAGCGGTGTGACAAAATAACTGATAATAGCGTTCCTCTCGTCCATTCTCCACTTGTAGCCATCTAATATTTTATAGAATTCGTGCGGCTGTAACCGGTTAAACTCCCACGGGCGCAAGTTTAGAGGTCCATAAGCAAGCGTTTCTGCCCAATCCACCCAGTCTGAGATGCTTACAGTTCGTCCAGTACGCTCTCCGTCATCTGGGTGTTCGGTACGTTTTTTATTTCGTCCTCTTCTTCCTCAACTTTTCCAAAGATACCGCTAAGTACGATTGCTTCAATGATTGGCAGTGCAACTTTTTCTATGGAGCCGCCGCCGTCAAAGTAATCAGTCAGCTTATTGGCGAAAAACTGCGGAGAACCTTTTGCATAATGGTGTTTGAGCCCTACTGTTAAGCCATTCAAGCAGAAGTTAATTCCGGCTTCGCTATTAGCTACTATTTTAGGTATCGGCTCGCCCAACGCTTTTTCAAGCATTGCAAGCCTGACGATGTCAAAATAGATATACTGATTCGGTGCAAATAATTCAAAGGGCACTGACTTTATCATTTAATTAACTCCCTTCATAAATAAAAAGGGGAGCCGAAGCTCCCCGCTTAATCGTTACGCTCCTATGTTAATGGTAGCGCCTAGAACCGCTCCGTCGCCGGTTGTTATAGCCAACGAATGAGCGCCTATTGTTGCTGCGCCGATTATCGTTGATTTGATGGTAAATACTCCGGCAGCATACGTGTAACCTGATGTAATCGTTACAGATGTACCGTCTAAGGTAACACTGGTCACTGTTGTTGTAGTCGGTGTGATTGCAAAAACAACATCGACAGGTGATCCTTTACTACCTGCAGCAGAAAGCGGACTTAGTCCCGGAGCACGATCAGACAATGCACCGTTGCCCTCGATGGTCCCGGACAGAGAAGCTTCTCCGTCGTGTGGTGTGGACAGTGAGAACGATGTTAGAGATCCCCAGCCTGACTGTACTGTGCCGTCAGGGTATTTCAGGCGCACATTAACTTCAACTCCGTCATTGAATGCCTTTTCCAGATAGGGAAGTGCCGCGTCACTTAAAAGCACAAGAGCATCAAGGTCTATGCTCCAACCTCTTAGTCCTGCCTTATTAGATTTCCAGCCCCCACTTGTCTTGTGAGAGACATCGATGCTGTCGGCTTCCCTCGAGAGGTCAGCTGAACGCTGTCCGCCTATCAATGTCCATGTAGGAGACGCCGCCGACCCTGTATTAAGGTCCAAAAGATAATCTTTACCAACCGAAGCAGAACTTGTGCTCGGATTTACAGGTAATGTAATTCCCATAATTTAACCTCCTATGTACTGAATTTTTGCGGTAAAAGTGAGCACCGCATGATAACTAACTTCTTCTTCTTCAAAAATCTCACAAAAATCAACATCCTGTTCCAGAGCGCAAAAACCAAGAGATGCGACATCGAGCGGCCATGCTGTGATAACAGCGGCCACGTCGTTACAGACTTCTTCGATTTCCTTTTTACTGGTATCCATACTCCAGATATGAAGCTGAAGAGATATATTCGATATGTCGACGTTTTTGGCTCCGCCTGGTTTGCTGGTAAATGGGCCAAATGAGATACATGGAAATTCTCCCTCATCCGGGACGGTGTCATATACTTTTGTCGTCTGCTTCTTAGACAGAATGTCGTAAACTCCTTTATGGGTCGCCTGAAAGGGAATGTGCCGAATCATTTATGCTTCACCGCCTCTGCCAGCCTTTTTATAAAGGTGGGCCTTTCCTGTTCAAACGCTGGACGGACAAATGGACGCCCTGTGCGCTTCGGGATTTCAGCAAATTTTGTAAAAAACTTTCCTTCGCCAAACAGCAGTGCCTTTTTCTTTTTAGGTTTTACTGTGTGAGCATCCGTACCCAGTTCTATCAAATGTGCATGTGGGGCTTTTGCTCCAAAATAACCAATACACCCTATTTTTTTAAATGAACTAAAAATAGATTTTTTTAATCCACCACTCTTAACCGGAACTTTTTCACGGGCGAGTCGGGCCATCTCTTGGACTGTCTTTTCTACTGCTGCTTCGATCCTAAGGCGCGACCTTCCGTCATAAGCCGAAATCGAATCCAAAGCTTCTTTAAGTTCTTTGTTTGCCGGAGTTATTTCGAGTTTAAACAACCCGGCTCACCTCCTGGCATATAAGCGTCGTTGTATCATGCCCGGTGGGATAAACATGCAGCACCTTGTAAATCTTGCTTCCGTCAACCACCTGATAATTAATCTGTACGTCTTCTCTGAACCTAATGTTAATCGTATGCGTCAGAATCGAAGAAAATCCGCCCTGCTGTAAATCAACTGTGGCTTTCGGCCTCCAAAACTCCGCCCAGACAGTACAAAGATCGGTTAAAACTTGTCCCTGTGTTGTTTTGCCGCCCTGTTTATCGTCTATCATCGGAAGATAACGTATTGTTATGCGGTGATTAAGTCGACCTGGGTTCATATATAATCACCGCACCCCTCTATGTGAGTCAGAATAGAATCTACAGTGTGTTTTATACCTGTCACAATAGTTCCTGTTGCTACGATACCTCTGTTTTCGTACCAGTGGGCAATTATGAGTTTGAGGCATTGCTGATAAAGATCATCTTCTTCAAGCGCCACATAAACCTTTTCGCCTGTTTTACTTATCTCGGACAACGCCTGAGTTTTACTGACCTTCCCGGATATATATTTGTCCGCCGCCGACATTTGTGCGGTGATAAGGCTGTCTTCATCGGCTGTATCTACGCGGAGATATATCTTCATGTCTGCGATCTTAAGCGGCATTTGTCCACCCTCCTTTCTTAAAAAAAGAAGAAGGGCAAAAGCCCTTCTTCTTTAATCTCCTACCGTTACCGTGCAGGTGAAATCTCCCACGCCGGTTACAAGAGTTATCACAACAGCTCCATTTTCCTGCGCCGAGAAATATTCTTTCTTCAGCGTAACTACTCCGGACGCTACGGTATAGTCTGTACCGGATACAAGTATTGCTGTTTTGTTCTTAACAGCCATCAGGGTTGCAGTACCGGTAATCGTAACGTCTATATTAGCAGGCGCAGCTTTGCTGAAAGTCTCCGTTGCAGGTGCAGTATCTACAACTGAGATATCTACCTCAAACTCTCCGACATTTGTAATAAGAGTAAATGTCTTATCTCCTGCTGTCAGTGTTCCAAGATAAGTTCCCTTAACGGTCAACTTATCTGTTGCATCCGAATAGGTGTAGTTTTCAGGATTCACCGTTGAGACACCGTTTTTCAGGGCGGTCAGTGTAACTTTTGTCCCCGTTACCGTGAACACCGCGTCAGTTGGGGCACCCTTACTGACTGCGGCAAAGCCAGGGCTCACGGCTACTGGGATTTTTTTAGGTATACAAATGGGGTTGTCGAAATAGGCTTGCCGTCAATAATGGCATACGCCATATAATCGGTGATGCGGGTTTTAATGTGATCCTCCATGTACATCGTAACGTTCTCCTGGGCATTAATCTTATACCCTCGAGAAATATTAGCCAGGATCATTCCGTCTGTAGGTGCCGCATCTTCCTCATAAACAACCTTCCCGAACATCATCCCAACACCGCCGTTGATGGGATTTGCTATAAAGTACGGCCTCTTTGATTCATCGAGAACATTTGCAAGAGTGTTCCAGATGAAATCATTCTTCGCGAAAATTGCCGCACCGCTGGCATATCCAGACTTCATCTTGGCCATAATTCCCGTCAGCTTCGCATAATTAATTGGATCTGACGAAGGTGTCCATGTGACTACCTGTGGAGTAAGGGTTTCCGCTTCAAGCGCTGTCACTATACCTAGTGGCTCAGATTTCCACTGATCACCTTCCCCTGCAGCTCCCTTGCCGGCGAAAATGGCAGTTGCAAGTGCATCTCCCATCTTTATGGCAAGATTATCTCGGAGATAGACCAGAAACGCATCGATGGACATCTTCTTAAGCTTCCAGCTTACAGGAACGCACTTAGCGAGCTCCCAGCCGTCCAGTTCAATGGATCCCGTTATAACTGTTCCATCCGCCACGGGAGTATCTTCGTCGTACCATGCTGCATCTGACCCGGTTCCGTTTTCTTTAGGGTACTGAATTTTACCCTTTACATTTGTCATGCTGATTAAAGACAAGACAGGGTGGATTTTTGACGCCTCTTTCCAGATATCTTCCACCAATGTGGCAGGTATCATGACCTGATGATCAGGGCTGGTTTGAGCAGCATTGCTGATACTCGGGTTGATTCGATCAAAAACCACCTGTTCTTCGTCATTAAGAGACTGCCCCATCATAGCCCGGGCAAAAGCGGCACGATAAAGCTTCTCTTCATCCTGAGGTGCATCGATGCCACCTGTCTTCTTTATAACTGAACCTACCTGAACGCTCTTGTCCTCGATACTAATAACCGCTCTGTCCTTCAGCGCATTCATATCTGCACGGACCCTTACTTCTTCCTCGAAACTTGAATCGAGGACCTCAATCTTCCCGCGGATCTCTTTTGCCTGTTCCAGGTTACCTTCGTCTATAGCCTTATTGGCCACAGACATGAGCTCATCACGCTGTGCTTTATACTGTTCTTTGGTCAATTTATATCGCCTTCCTTTCTCATATTAAGCAGCTGAATACGCTCTGATTCCAAAGCTAATTCCACTGCATCCTTAACTTCCTTCGGAGCGCTGTCGATGTTGCCTTTTCCTGTTACAAATGCTGCAGGCTGAACGCTTGCATTTGTAACTTCAATGTTGAAATATCGAGATGCCTCTTCTGCCGTAAGCCATGTTTCTTTTGCAGCCATTTCCCTGATTTGATCAAGGCTGACTCCGCTTAGAAGTTTCTCTTCGTACACGGTAAGTATCCCCTCGTCACATTTTTCAAGCAGCTCTGCGTATCGGATAAATTCGTCTGAATTTCCAAATCCGAGACACCACGCCTTATGAATCATAAGAAACGTATTCTTCGGCATAACTACCTTATTACAGGACAAAGCAATAACACTGGCAGAACTGGCGGCCAGACCGTCTATATAACAAGTTGTTTGAGCATCATGCCTTCGCAGCATGTTCACGATTGCCATAGCGGCAAAAACAGAGCCGCCTGGCGAATTGATGTAAACATCAAGCTCTCTCCCTGCGGCCTCTTTAAGAAATCCTCTTATTCTTTCCGGATACTGATCTTCAACGTTCCAGGCCCCGTACCAGTCATCTACTATCTCGCCGTAGAAATATAGGGCTGCATGTCCGTTACTTAAGTTCCGAACCTTTAACAGTTTTTCCAGATTACTCTTCACATGTTTTCACCTCCTCCTTCCCTTACAACAGCTGTATCAAGGCGGCGTACAGGCGTATCGCCTCCCTCTATCGGTGCCATATTAAGGACCTTGCGCCACTCGTTAGGAGTCAGCGCTCCTCGGTCCACCATCTGTAAAAGATTCAGTTTCGTAGACATTGACGCATACTGAAGACTCATAGACTCAAATACGATCTTGTTGCCATGTCCACGTTCACGTAAAGAGAAGATTTTACGTGTAAACTCATTGGCCAGCTGCAGCGCAAACGGCTCAATGACCAATTCGTAATAAGAATTCCATTCATCTTCATTACATGTTGAATTAATGATCTTCTCGTTCGTATGAAAATAGTTATACAGCCGCCGGTAAACATTCTGCTGTGTCACGGCATTGGGGACATAATCGTGAGGAGTTACCTGAGTCAGTTCCGCCTTTGCGTCTGTAGCGGCAACACCCAATCCCTCTTCTGCCGTATCAAGATACGACTTAGCAAATGCCCTTGCTTTGTCCTTGAGATCCTCGGGACGAAGAGATGCGCTCCATTTCAAAAGCCATCTAATAATTGCTCCGTTTTTAACCGCATCAATTAGGCTTTTGTCGAGAGTTCCGACTACATCCATCACCGGAGCCAAGACTTCAATGTTGCTTTCTCCGAAAATATCGTTATTGCAGAAATCATCCTTGACGTGAATTATGTCCGAATAGGCAAATGTCGCTATTGCGCCGCTCTGCAGGCAGAACCGGAGATATGCCTGCATATCGCTGTCATAAACAGCTTCGACAGATGAAGCGGCTATAGGGTATATTTGCTCGGCAAAGCCGAAGTCATCCCGGATAATAAGCGCAAAGGCATTGTTGTTGAGCTGATATTGAACTGCCAGTTTTTGCAGCAGCATCTGTCCGGATAAAAGAGGATTAGGTTCTTCCAAAAGCATTTTTATGTAACGATCCGGATTGACCACCAAATTGTCCTTTGATTCCCTTATCTGTTTGGCATCGAGCTTTCCAATTGATCTAGCAAATGGCCTAACGCAACTTCGCACTATGTCGCTTTTAAAAAGTTGTCTATTCCAACTATAAAACCCATTCCCCCGCTCAACAATGAGTTCATGTTTCGATACCGTTTGAGTAGGCGATCTATTAAAATAATTCAAGATATTTCTGACTGCACCCAAACAAAACACCTCCATTAAATCAAATTCATATATTCTTCCCGGTGCCTTTCAAATGCCACATACGCATCCAGCAGAGAGGCCGTTCCGTCAATGCGCCGTCTCTGGCTGCCGCCTTTTACAGGCTGGATATTATCGTTTTTGTCGACCTCAACAGAAGTATTGGACAGGCACCACTTGAGAATAGGATTATTATTGTAATTTATGACCTTAGATTCTAGATCAGCACCAAGTGATTTCATCGGCGATGATAGGGTCTTCTTTCCTTGTATTACTCCTTCCATTGCCTCGGCACCGATTAAGTCTTTCATCTCTTCTACAAAATATGTCGCTGACCAATTGTCATACCCAAAGAACGATATATATATGTCATGTTCGTCCTGCATTTCTTTAAACCATTCAACAACATGCTTGTAATGGACTTTGTTACCAGGACAGGTTCTCAAAAGCCCCATGCTTTTCCATGCGGAATAAGGTATTTTGTCATCGCGCTCTCGTGCCTCAAGAATATCCTCCGGGATCCAGTACATCTGAAGGACATATATATGAGGATCGCCCGGTAGCATAAAAAGGACCGTTCCGCAGGTAAGGTCTATAGATGACGACAAGTCGGCGCCGCCAATACCGTATCTGGGTTTTAGAAGAGTTAAATCAAATGTTTCTGTGTTGTTGAGCTGCTCAAATGTGAGCCATGCTTCCGATGTTGTCTCTCTGACGTTAAAATCCTTCGTTACAAGGTTCTTGACTAAAAGCGGATTTGTTTTTGCTTTTTCAACCTTACTGGTGAGTATGTCCAGGCTTTTTATTGTGCCAAGCCCGGGGTTCGCTTTCTTCCAGCAAGCCGGATTCTGCCATTCGCTGCGCTTGTCCAGTTCATATATGATTGGGAGAACACGTTCGTCATGGTATCCGCTAGAATCACCATATCCATTTATTATCTGTTCGCATTCCTCATACTTAAGATCAAAGATACCTTCACGCAGAGTTCCAGCAGTGGATACTATGATCGAAAGCGGCTGTTCTCTGGCGCTCATCCCGTCGACAATTACGTCATACAAATTTCTATCTGATATGGCATGAAGCTCGTCTATAAGCGAGCAGTGGACATTAAGCCCGTCCAGCGTGTCACTCTCAGAGGAAAGCGGTTTGAATACTCCGTCATTTGCTTCACAGACAATTTCTGCTACCAGTGTTTTTGCTCGTTTTGAAAGCACCGGCGACTTTTTCACCATCCGTTTGCCTTCAAGCCAAATTATCTTCGCCTGATCTCTTTTAGTTGCCGCGGAAACGACTTCCGGTCCGTTTTCACCGTCGGCCAATAACATGTAGAGCGCAATCGCGCTGCCCAGGGTGGACTTGCCATTCTTACGAGCTACTATAAGAATAAGTTCTCGATACTTGCGTGTTCCGTCTATCTTATGAACAAAGCCGAATGTGGCCGCGAGTAAAGCCTTTTCCCATAACTCCAGGACAAATGGTTCGTTGCCCATCTTGCCCTTGGAGTGCCGGCAGTATTTCTCAATAAAGGTTATCGGGTGTTGCGCTTTGTTTTCGTTGTATTCCCATTCGCTTTTCTTGTCGTCTAAGTCGCGGACAAGTTTTCGATATACCTTATAAACCTTTCGGCTTACTATCTCTCTGCCCGATCGTATCTCTTCCCAGTATTGCCTTATGGGATTTGTTCTTCCGGTAAGCAGCTCGGCACTTTCTCTAATTAATTTTTCCTTACGCTTTTTACTCTTTCCCGTTGACGAAGTTTTCGAACTCATCTTCCGGCTCCTTCGGCGGCTCCTTAACGACAAACTCCGTAAGCTGCTTCATTATTCCCTGGTAATTTTTATTCATAGTGTTATAGAGCCGTGCTATGGGACGTTCTCTTTCATAAGGCTTAACATCTCTGCTTTGAGTAAACGATTCAGTAAAACCGTTTTCGTCAAGATCCGCTTCCATATCTTCAAGCGTCACACGCATGAACGCTGCCCTTCGGATAAGTCCTTCGATGGCGGATCGTTCTTTTTTTGAAATCTCATTGTATATATTACTAACTCTTCTTATCTCTTTCTTGATTCTTTCATCTTTGCCTAAATCCTTCTTTTTCAAGTCACCGCCTCCTTTTTTTGGGTGGGGGTCATGCGCGCGGCCTGCGTGTTCCTCGTGTCTCCACGCTACGGTCTGGCTTTCCGACCCCCAGGGTGCCGAATAGGGGGGGCTAGACTGCTATTAATTGCCCTTTATTGTCAAATTTCACATCATTTCTGGTAATTTCTTTGGATAAATGCTCTCTGTTATGACACTCAATACATAAGAATTGAAGGTTATCCCAGTTTAATGTAATGTTTGGGTCGGTTTCGTTCTCATCCGTGATATAGGTTTTATGATGGACAATGTAGCCTGGTCGTTTACATCTTTCACACAGATAGAAGACAGAAGCCGCGTAGCCCTCTCTACACTTAAGCCATTCTTTGCTTACGTAGAAATCTCTTCTTGCCATTCTTCTTTACCTCACGAACGCAACATAATTTTTTAACCTAAAAACGAACGCAACATAAAGAGCAACCGTCGCATTCGTGCGAAATTGCCCTAAACGCAGGCTATGGCGTTTCCCGGAGTCTCCCGCCCTACCCCCATATATGATGAACGCACCATAAAGGTATTTTGTTGCATTCGGGTGACTGGTTGAAAAGCTCGGCTGAGACGGAAGATTATCCTTCTCATGTTCTGAAATCTTCATGCAGGATTTACTAACATCAGTATTAGTTAAATGTTTAAGCCTCTTATGAGTTCATCTGTTTCGTCTTTTGTTATCCCAATATAAGCAAGAGTAACCTCTGGTGACGAGTGATTGAGTATATATTGAATGCGTGTGATGTCAGTCCCGGCAGTATACAAGGCGTAACCAAAAGTCTTTCTCATCGTATGAGTCCCTATTCTGCATTTAATACCCGCCTCACGTGCCGCATTATGAAGCGCTCTCCACGCCGCAGACCTTGTAATAGACTTGCTTCCTCTTCCCTTTCTTGAGGGAAAGAGAGGCGATTCTGTCCCTTCCGGAGAGGATAGAAGCCCTGATTTTGTTATATATTCCTTAATAGCATCTTTGGCTGCTTTATTCAGCAAAATATCGCGGTTTTTCTTTGTTTTCTTCTCAATGATTTCTATGGAGTCAGTGACCCTGATGCGGCTTGGTATCGATGCAGGATCCAGAATGTCCTCAACTTTAAGCCTGAGTATGTCAGAGGCTCTAAGACCGGTGTTTGCCCCGAAGGTAAACATGGCCCAGTCCCTTATGTTTCGTCTCTTAAGCACATGCTTGAACCGCTCAACTTCGGTCTTTTCTCTAAGTGGCTGCACCTTCTGCATCTATATCACCTCGCTCCGTTTAAACCATATAAAAAAGCCGCCCCCATAAAGGAACGGCCTTTTTCTCACTGTTTTATTGTCAACAAGTCCATGGTATAAGTATACATCATTCTCGTGGCGTAGATAGTACCAGAGTGCGGACATACTCATTTTTTTAGCTTTTCAAGTAGAATTCATCGCCCGGCATCCAACAAAGTATAACACGGACCAGAGTACGGACTATATTGTTTTTTCGCCTTCTCAATGTCCTTGGACACACTCCATCATATTTATTCTGGAGAACTGACATCATTCCGCCCTTGCCATCGTGTATCATTCCGCCGGGGCGAATGAAGAGCGCATATTCTTCAAGCTGCTGCCATCCGATCGGATATATTGATTTATAATGCCTCACTGCCTGGTTGATTCTTGACCAGCCGCCGACCTGCCGAACGATGTTGTATTCTGTGGCTGTTGCCATAATTATTGTTTCTGCTAATGGCGTTTTTTCGCCGCCGTCTACCCGTACTCCTAGATCTGCTGAAGGTTTGAATTTCATATCATAAATTTCGATGGATGAGGGAGGCGTGACCATCCCGAGAAGAATAGCAACTCCGGCCTCATTCCTGGACAGGATCATATTAAAAAGATCTACAAGCCCACAGACTAAATCTTCGTATTGAAACAAAGCCGGCATCGTTTTCTCTGTCACTTTCCCGCCTCCTGATTCCTATTGCCCTAACAATTCCGGATCAAAATCTTCTGCTCCCGGCGGCAGGTCTGCCTCGTCGTCAGACGGAGTATAACCATCCGCTGTTTTTGCGTCCTTCGGCAGCCAGATAACCTTTGTGAGGTTGTAGTTAAAAAGCGTTGCTGTGATCGTGCAGCCGAGGCGGCCATCTTTTGTTTGGTACGTGTGCGGGATAGGATCCTGAACGAAGGCCTTTATTTTATCGCCCTTTTGAATGCCCTCGAAACTGAGCTTTGCGGCATAATCATTCCATGCTGTGATCTCCCACCATGCCTGGTTCTTATTGTCATAGGTGCCGTCTTGTTTTTTTTCACTTCTGCCGCATGCCATCTTTATTTTGAAATATTTCTTACCCTTTGGGGTCTGACCTTCCTGTATGTCCGCTATATGCCCGTACAATTCGACTTTTGCCTGTCCCATTTTTTAACCTCCTATACCGCTAACTTTGATTGGATGCGCATTCCCCTGTAATCCTTGCAGCCGTTCATCCAATGCACGTGTCCGAAATCGGGATCTTTGATTCGGCTAGCAATCCGAAATCCGCTCATAGATCCCGCCATTTTTTCGAGGTTCGCAATGTCACCAGCATTTGTGGTAATGGTCATCGCCAATTTGTGCGAATAACGATAATCAATAAGGCTAAAAAGACGTTCGTTTACCCATCCCGTGTCGTATTGGGTTCCAAGGTCGTCCAGGACAACAAAGTCGGCATTTTTAACCGATTCTTCGAGAGCTGCTGTTGTGTTGGTGTCGAAGGTCTTTTTTATTTCGTCGAGTAGCGTTATTACCGGTAGGAACAGCGCTGTTTTGCCGTGTCCGAGATATTCTTTGATCTGAGCGACGGCCAGATGCGTTTTCCCTGTGCCAGGAGGTCCTCCGAGCACAAGAGACTTATAGCTTTGTGTGCATTTTTGAGCCAACGATAATGCGATTTGGACCTTGCTGTCACAAACCAAAACATTGAATTTTTCAAATGTACATTCGGAATATTTTGCCGGCACTCCGCAGCTTCCAACTGTTTTTTGTATTTGAGTCTGCTGGCGCTCATCGGACCCCTTCTGGCAAGGTTCGCCTGCCGTGCTATAAGACATTCCGAATTCCGATTTAACCAGAATTGGCTTCATGACATAACCTCCGGTCGGACAATTCCTTATGCCTGGACATGATTTATGACAATTTTCTGATCTCATTGCCAGACTCAATCCACCTAACGATTTTGGTAGATCTTTAATATTTGCCTCCGGGTAATATCCCTTGATCCATTCAAAAATTGTCATTTGTTGGTCATAATTCTGCATCATTGCCGCCCCCCTTCGTGATCCCGAATTCCGCTTCCAGTGCCGCTAGATTTGCCTCTTCCCACGCCTTGTTCTCCGCTGTTGAGGCTGTTTCTACCTTGGGCTGTGCCCGAGCTGATTTCGTTGATTTTTGGAATTTCAGGCTGTCGAAAATATATATAAAAGTCAGTGCTGATAAAGGCTTACCCTGCTTTTTAAATCGCTCTGCTGCCTTTGTTATCTCCCGCTGGATCCGCGCCGGAACATGTATTTTATCAAGGGACATTATCGGTCCTAGTTCATCCGGTGATAAACCGGAGCGTCCTGTTTTTAATAACAGAAATTCAACTGTCTCTTTCATGGCCGAAGGTATTTTCTTAAGATCTTCTTCCTCGAGGATCGGGACCTGTGTATTATCGGGAGATGGGTCCGCTCCCTCTGAAAGAGTATCTTTTAAATCTAGTTCTTTTGGTTCTAGTTCCGCCCTACCGGATTTTGAACCCTCCCTCTTCAAATATTGAACCCTCCCCCCTTCAATATTTGAACCCCCCTGTGACTGTGTGCCGACAACTGTATAAACACAGGAAGTTTGACGACCGTCATAAAAACGTTCTTCTCGTTCAATGACGCCTTTTGCAGTAAGGTTTTTAAGAGCGGTCCTTACGGTATTCTTGGAACAGCCACTAGCGTTGGCTATAGTCCCCACAGACGGCCTTCCACTACGGTCATTTACATTCATATAAGAGCAAAGAACTGCATAGATGGCTTTGTCTGTTGTCGTCAGATCTGGATCTCTAAGGACATCTATATCTACCTGACAATACCAAAATTTGCGCCCCTCGCGTAGAGCTTCTATTTCATCATGCATTGTGATAAGCCTTAACCCAATAGGAAGAAGAGGATTGTCCGTTTTCATCCAGACGCTTACTGATGGTTAAATAATTAAGATCTTCAAGAGTCTTGAGGGCTCTTTTCACTGATCGCCCCGAGCAACTGGCACGCTGTGCTATTTGTGATATTGCGGGTTGACAAGATCCTCCTGCTATAAATGCAAAAGTACAGATCGACGTATAAACACACTTTTCAATAGTAGAAAGCCGTTCATCTTTCCAAACGCTGATATCGATTGGCATCAAAAGAAACTCCCGCTCATCACGGATTTGGATAGTTTCATTAGTCATCACGCTACCTCCTCTTTCTGCATCTCATAATAATTAGCCCTGACTAACGCTTCTGCTACTGGCGGACATACTGAGTTGCCGCACATCCTGACCTGTGCTGTCTTTGTCATTGGCTTGCCGTTGTATATAGGGTCAATAATGTAGTCTGCCGGGAATCCCTGAGCGTTGAATAGCTCTCGCGGCTGTAGCATTCTTAACCCTATGTCGGTTATGATGTAGTTTTCGCCGCCAATTGCCACTGTTACAAGTCCCATTCTGTCTTTGCCTGTTATGGTGTCCATCGGTTCGGTTAATGAACACCCATCTTTTTCGTTGCCGTAGTATTTTGTGAGAAAGGCTGAAACTAATCCGGTTTTGCCGCTTCCTTCGGGCATTACCGTAAGCATTGGCTGGTTAATGTTCTGACCTACTGATGTACCGAACTGTCTTGTGAGTGAACATGCGGCCAGCGCATTGTGGTCTATCGCTGTCACTGTGGGCATCGGGTTGTTGATTGTCGCTCCAACCACGCCTCCGTAGTATTTGCTAAGAAATGACGACACAAGCGCATAGCGCGGATTACTGTCAATTACAAGCATGGGGTCTTTGAGCGATTGCCCCCTGACTTCTTTGTCTGTCTTTTCGCCGTGATATTGAGTAAGAAAGGCTGAAACAAGCCCCAGTGCGTGTGGACTCCCAGCAGGGCGCGCGCTTTGTCCGCCCGCGGTGATAGTTGGAAGGGGCGCATTCAGTTCCTTCCCTGTAGCTCCGGTCCTAAATTTGGTTATGTGCGGCAAAACAAGACCAAAGGTATCTCTGCTTGTTTGTGTACGCAGAGGAACATTGATATCACATGCTTGTTTCCCGTTTTTAAAGCTCACGATGAATGGATCCGGGTTGTTAATAACAAACTTAATAATCCCTTTTGCGATACGCTCCATTGTGTTTTCTACAAGAGGCTTTTTGCGATCAAAAATACTTGGGCATGGAATGTCCCAATCTATACACTCTGCAGCCGTATGAAACGGAACACCTGTACTTGGTCCATGGGTAGCTTCTGGCCAGGATATTTGCACATGGTCTGCGTTTGCAATAAGAAAAAATCTTTTACGTGAAGTGGGTGCTCCGTAGTCACAAGCTATAAGTTTTCGATACTCTACGGAATAACCGAGATCTTTTAATTGACGTATAAAAACATTAAATGTCTGTCCGGAAAGAGCTTTGATAGGGTTTCCTTCTTGGTCTATTGGCCCCCATGTTTTAAATTCTTCAACGTTCTCAAGAATTATCGTTTTAGGCCTAACTGCCTTAGCCCACTTTACGGCGATCCACGCAAGCCCTCTAATCCTCGGTGATTTTGGGGCGCTTCCTTTTGCCTTAGAAAAGTGAGTGCAGTCGGGGCTTAACCACATTAAATCAACGGGCTGGCCGCCTGTTACGGCCATTGGGTCTACTCCCCAAATATCTTCGATGTAATGCTTTGTGCCGGGATGATTTGCCTTGTGCATTGCCATAGCTTCTGCGTTATGGTTGATAGCTATGTCGGGATCACGTCCAGTAGCCATGCGAATGCCAGTTGATGCACCGCCGCCACCTGCGAAAGAATCAATTATCAACCCCATTACACAGCCTCCGTTTTCTTCTTTATAGGTAATTTCGGTGTGGGCATCCAATATTCAGGGTTGCCGGTGTTGTTGATGTCGCAATCCTTAAAGCTCGTAAACAAACCGCCTTGGTCGGAATCAGAGTTATGGAAGTAGTTTCCTAGGCATATTTCGCCATCTGAATAGCCGATAAGGCAGGGCATTGATTTATATGGGCGATTGTCGCAGCTCTTCCATGTCGCCGATTCAAGATTTTTAATTATTTTCATAGCTTCTTCAATTTCTATTTGGGTTAAGAGATCTTTATCTATTTTGATGGCGCTCATAATCCTATCGGTAGTCATAATATGCCTCCTCTAAAATAGTTTTTGTTGATCGCTGTCAGCCTCTGACGTTACCTCAGAGTCTTTTGGTTTCCTGTTTCCGAACGGACATCCCTGTTCAGGGTCCGTGTTATCGTTCGGAGTGTAAAACGGGTGGTGGCATTTAACCCTTGGGCTTGTCCCCACCCACTCAATCTTTATAAAATACGCGCAATCGTTACATTTCATCTTTAGAATTCTTAAGTCTTTCAAATGAGATAACCCAGACCATGGGATTATCTTCCCAACTCCTACCTTGCTTCTTGTCGTTGAGGCTGTTCCATAGGGACTTAAATTCTTCTCTGCTCGATACTCCTTCTGAAATTGCATCTGATTCAGAAATATCCTGTCTTTGAGCTATCTCCAGTGATTTAATGTCAAGTATTATTCGTGAAGCCCATCGTGGCATAAAGATTGAAGGAGTGGTCCGATAATAGTTGTACATAGTAGGGTTATACGCAGCAGGCGCTAAAACCTCTTTTATGTCGCCATCTGCTTCGTAGTAAACAGACCATTTTGTCGGCCTTGGTATTTTAGGAGCAACTTCTTCAGGGAAACTTATAAAGGTCTCCTTCACCCACAACCGATCGTTTCCTATTCCGTATGGCCATCCATGTATATTCTTAATAACTCGTCTTGTTTGTGTTTTTTTACCTTCGAGGATTGCACTAACCATAGGGGCGCTGAATAAAATAGGTCTTTCTTTCACTCCGAACCCTCCTTCTTCTTAGGGTATCTCCTAAGAAATTCTGCTATACATCTTTCGTGGAAAAAGACATTGACCAATGTTTTCTTCCCGTTTTTTATAACTTCTAAATTCTCACAGCAAATATTCTCCGTTGGCGCAAAAGATTCCATGCAAACCCCACAGTAGCTAACACCGATAGAACCTTCTTTGAGATTGAATATAATCACTCCGCACACTCCTTAATCTGTTCCCCTATCTCGTAATTGGTGAGGCTCGTTACCCAGCCTCCTTTGATGCATTTGAACAGGTGTTTGCCTCCGGAGATCCCGATGTAAATCATTTTTTTTGTAAGACTGCTGCGTCCGTTGCCGTTTTCCCACTGACAAGAGAGGTCGTATTTTTTACCGGAGATCAAATTGACGGGTTCCAGTGGAACAGCCTGTCTTTCTTTGCGTGTTTGAATGTTGCAGCCCAAGTTTCTAAGTTGAAGGTTGACTGCTACAAATGTACGGCCTATTTTCTTGGCTATTGTTTCGTAGGTTTCTCCGTCCAAATACATTTTGGAAGCGATCTCTTTTTCTTCATCTGACCATTTACGTTTGATTTCATATCTTGTTTTCAAATTATTGCTTTTTACGAAGTTTTGCACGGTGTAAAAAGAAACCCCTAGTGCGTTCGACATTTCCCTTAGCGTCATTTTGCAGGCATTCTTTCGTATATAAATGTCTCTAAAATCTCCCGGGTCAATTACCTTGGGGCGTGCCATTTATAGAAATCTTTCGGGGATCTATCTTTCTTCCCTCGGCAACATCGATATACCAGGCTGTGTATTGGGCTATCTTTTGAGCCTCTTTTACAGGGTTATCTTTAAGTCCGCACCTGAGGGCGTATTTGATAATATTGCCTAGGAGAAAGCCCTTTAACTGCTCTGTGGTGAAGAGTTTCTGCATGATTTCAATGGATTGTTCGGAGAGCCTTTGATAGTGATTCGCATCCGCTGCGTATCCTGTAGACATATCGTGGCCAGAGATTGATTTTTTTGTAATAAAAGTTACATCATTCGGGTTGCTCATTTTTGGTTATCTCCTCTCTATCTAATAAAGGTGTCTCTGTTTTCGATTAATACAAATTAATTGGATTCCCACGGCTTCCATCTTGGACACCAGCAGCCATCGTGCGGACCATAATGTCTTGTCTCAACGCTGGGGCGTTCTTCGCTGAAATTAAAACATTCGACAACATGAACCTTTCCTTCATGACTCCACGTTTTTTTGATGAGGAAGCGGCAGTTGTAACAGAAACTTGGGGCCTCTACCTTAACCGGCATATTTTTCAGCCTCCCTAAATGCAAAATTCATGCAGTTTTCCGAGTCGTCGCCCTTCCAGTGGAACCGGCCATCAATAAAACATTTACGTAAGTTCGAGCTGTAAAATCCATCCTTTAAGTCAAAATTGATGCAATCCATGCACTTCACTTCGTCCTTCATCGATGTCACCCTTATCTGATATACTTTTATGAGTAGTTTTTGCCTGTAAATGCGGGCGGGCCGGGTAAGGCCGTGAACCTTACCCGGTTTCTTTGTTTTACTTGCTGTATCCTGTTACCAGCAGCCAATCAGTCAATTCTTTTTCCAGTGTGGTAAATTCATAATCTTTTGCAGATTCAAGATACCTAAGCCATTTGGGACAGGAGAGTTTAAGAAGGGGACCTTCTCCCTCTTCTTTGGGCTTCTGAACCTCGACTTCAATTTCCATTGCCTGCGGCCACTCGGAATCCTTAAAGACCTCGATAGTGGCCATGATAGTTTGAGGAATACGGACGGTTCCTTCGGCATCTTTGACTTTAAAGCTGAAAACGTAGTTACTGCGATCGTCATAGGTGAAATCACCGGTTACTGTGCTGACGTATTTGAAATTACGAACGGCATATATAATTTCTTCCATGTTCTCTATTTCGTTTTCATCCCGGCGTTTGAGAAAATCGATCAGCTGTTTGATGTTGAAAACTTGTTCGCCCTTGAGAATCGCTCCCCATTCTTCGCATTTCGTGGATAGAATAAAATCCAGCAAAATAGTGTCCTGTGTGCGATCTTTTACCGTATCGTCCAGGATGGCAAAGAAACCCTTACTGTTTGCAAAAATAACAGCATTTTCTTTGCTGCCCTTGCTTTTAACGAGCGTTGCAAAGGCTTTTGTAGAAAGAGCTGCATATTTAAACCCTTGATAGTCGTATGGATCAAGAGCTACCGCAGCGGCTCCCTCACGTAGAGTTAAAGTGTCACCACTTGGAATTATTTTCAGATCTTTAATTTCCATAATCATTCCTCCTAATTTTTAGGCTTTTTCTTCAGCCGGGAAAAGCGATTTACTACGCGGCATTGCTGTTTTGCCGAGATCGAGAGGATCTGCGGAAAGATTCCCGACGAGATCCCTTGCGCAGAGCAGTGCTTTGCTTTCTGAGGCAAATGACGGCTTGACCTTGCTGACCATTTTGATATGTGTGTCTGAGTCCTGGCAAAGCTTGAACGTGAGAGTGACTGTGATGCTCGCCGATTGGCTATCGTCCTTAAGACTGTTGACTACTGCGGGGATAAGCTTTTCGACTTGGTGATTGAGATCTTCCATACTCTTAAGGTTGAGCATTTCTCTTTCTGCATACATTTTTATTCCTCCTTCTGATATAATAGTGAGCATCAGAGCTTCACTATTTTGTTTTCCCTTGCCCTCTCATTCGCAGTGAGAGGGTTCTTTTTTGTCATACTTCTCATGGATTTTTACTGCTTCTTCATACGTTAAAGTTTCTCGTCTTTTCTGTATTCCAGGATATTTAGCACACAGATCGGCATCACAAACTAACGCAATTAACAAGCTTCCCATCTTTTTCACCTCCCTATTCTGCGCAATATGTTTTCTGAAATAAATCATCCGGCATGACATCGATGAGGTTTCTCATCGGTTCGTCGAAAATAAGCCAATCTCCCCTGTGTGGATTTTTGAGACCGCGGCGTGCACAGCAAAGATATTTACCGCCTTGGTAGTCGAAAGCATGACAAAAATCATTTTTGAATTTTCCGTACAGCTCGTTGTCCATCTTTGGACCTTCGTACTGCACTGCCATAATTATTTTCTTTGTGCGCTGAAACCTCTGTAATTCGATACTCATTCATCAAACCTCCACTATCCAGATCCATAAAAACTCAGCCATGAAAATGATCAGCGCGAACTGAATCTCGTTCATATTCTTGTCTCCGTGCCGGGATTACTACCATTTCCCGGTAAAATCCTGCGATTAAAAACAGGACCGCGACCAGTCCCCAGGTACCCATGTCTCCGTAAAAACTCTGCATAAAGGCGCTGCGTGCAAATTCTTCCATCACTCGATCCTCCCGTTCTTGTATTGCTTAAAATGTTTGCGGTCGCGCTTGACCTTCCATTCCGCCATGTAAACCATCAAAATCAGGGCGATTACTACAAAGAGGGCATAGACTACGCATTCCATCATATTTCCCCTCGTTTTCTATTGAATCTCCTGACGAGCGGAGAGGATGAAGACCTTCTTCCTGAAACCCTCTGTTCCTGCTTCCAATGGTCGAGGTCTACCTGGGAATAAACGACCTTGCTTCCCTGCTTCCGGTAATCCGGTCCTTTTGTTGTTGAGTCCTTCATCCTGCATTTATTTAGAAATGCAACTGACATCCCGGTATATGCCGCGGCTTCTTCAACGTTCATATTTTCAGGGTCTACGTCCTCCGGCAGCTTCCTTGCTTGGACAGCTGCACCTGATTCAACAGCCCTGAGAATGATGTCAATCTTCTGTTCTAAAAAAGAGATCCTTTCATATTCTTCCTTCGGCATCATTACAAAACTCCCCGAAAATGGCTGCATCTTTATTCCTCCTTTCTTGCTGATGTAACTTTTTAAGCTACTAAAGCCAGCTTCCTCTTAAGAAAATAATTGACGAAATAGACTTGTCCCTTGCCTGTTACTTTCACTGTGCGAGAGATCAGGGTGGAACCATCTGGTTTTGTTATAGTCGTTTCCTTGACTCTGAATATTCCTAGTTCCATAGACCTTTGTGTGGGCATATTGCGGGATATTCCATACTTCATCAGGTATCCTTCGTTGCGCAGGAAATCAAACAGCCTCTTTTGCCCTATGTCGATTCCGTTCTGATGAAGAATCTTGGCCAGATCGCCTACTAATATGTCTGTTTGGCTTGTTGAAACTGCGTCGGCAAACAAAACCTTCGGGGCATCCTGTTGGACCTTCTCTGCAAGATCTGCTGCAAGTCTGAGAGCTTCAGGAAGCGTCCTGGGGATGATGAACTCGGGATTTAAAAGGGGCTCGGCTCTTTCTGGGGTCAGGTAGACACCATGTTTACGGATAGAAGGAAGGACTTCTTTGAATACCCAGTTTTCGAATCTGACAGCATCCGGAAGTTTTGAGTTACAGACGAGCCTGTAAACATCTGATTCTGTAATAAAAGACATTTCCTGTAAGCCTCCCGCAGTAGGGATGTTCCGTTTTAGAACACCCTTACAATGGTCCCAGATAGCCTTGTGCGGGACGGCGTAACCAAGCGCTTCGGCAACATCTCTTCCACAAAAAAGAATGGTCTCGGTGCCGAAAATTGTATCTGTAAAGGTGCGAATATTCCCAAATTTTGGATTGTTAAATATCTGTATCTCGTTGTTCATTTATGTAACCTCCTTTCTTACTGATATAATCTTTTCAGCATAAAAAAATACCCGGCACCATGACAGTCGGATACCGGGCAAAATGTTCTATATGATCTAAATGAAAAGAGGTGAGTTGGAACTTATGTCAGAAAACAGGGACCTACCTTTGCGGCATATAAGAGGAAATCCGGAAATTCAGCAGCCGAACATACCAAGACCACCGCAGGAAATAACTCCGGCTCCAGAACCACCAAAGGGAAAAGCTGAAAAGTAGTTTAGTAAAACAAGAATTTAGAACTTTTGAAGCGCTTTTTTCTCGACATCGGCAACCTCCATCACGAGGCCGCTGTCGAGATTTATTATCTTTGTCCATGAACTCATGACATTCCACATATCTCCAATATTTTCTCGTGTGAGATGCGGAAATTGATCGAGAAGAACCTCGTTATATTTTTCGTTGTAAGACATTAAAATCCCTATCTGACATATATCCGGATTTTCAATGCGATAAACAATAGCCAACTGAACTCTAACTGCTTCTCCTTTTCCCGCTTTTTTATTGAAATAGAGAGAAAACAGATATCGAATCATTCTTGAATCTGGCGTATCTTTTGGAAGCCCTTTAAACTTGCTGTGCCACCCAGCAGGCATGTATTCAATCTCACCCAAGGTTCTCCTTATTATTCCTGCTATACAGCCCAGTAAAATAGCGATAACACCTGATATTGCAAGCTGAGAAAACAGATTATTGCCCCATGTTATGGCAACGGCATATCCGGGAATACCAAAAAGTGCTGCCTTAACAATTTCCATACTCTCTTTTTCTTCTTTGCCTCCATCGAAAATAAATGGCTTAAAAAAGAAAAGAGCCAAGAAACCCGGAAGGATCAGGATGATGAATTGAACAAAATCAAGTGTAGGCATTTTAGTCACTCTCCCGCCTAATTATAACTTATGCCCGGTATTCGATTGTCATAGTGCGTGAAACTTCTAACCCCTTAAATCCACCGTTTCTAATAACTTCTGGCAACTTCTGACGCTGGCTTTAACTCTTTCTATCCACTCTCTGGTCGTAACTTCGTCGGCTCTTCCGTCGGCGCAATCTCTAACGATTAGTGCTATTTCGTGAGGTTCGTCGGCCAGGTCGTTTGCTAAGCGAACCGACTCCATAACATCTACAGCCCTGAGCAGAAAATCTTTAAGGTCATAACTTAAGCCGGCTTCTTCTCCCCCTGCGGGGCTACCGACCCGGCAGGGGTTGTAATAGGGTTTCGTTCTTGTAAAATTTTGTAAAGCTCTCCCCTTTCGAGACGGAAAACATCCTCAAGCGCTGCAATGTTGTTTGCATCCGTAGGAGGATATTTACCGCTCTCCCAGTCATACACAGTAGAACGTGAGACACCTGTTTTTTCTGCAAGTTCAATTTGAGTGAATCCAATTTTTTTTCTTAATTCTCGTAATTTTTCACTGTAAACCATGACTTCACCTCCGTTTTTCATGTTCTACTATGAATTATATCCAACTTCCGCTATATGTCAAGTGTACAATGATTTTTTTTCATGGTTGGCTTGTGTTGATTTATTGGTTTGTAATGTGTACAGTGAACTATGAGTAGGAGGTGAGCTAATGCGAAACGGGGCAACGTTGCGTTTGTTACGAAAAAAGATGAAGCTAACCCAAGAGGAGCTGTCTGCAATTGTCGGTGTCTCAAGGGGCGCCATTTACGATTGGGAAAGAGATGCTTATTCACCCGAAGGGGACAACCTTATAAATCTAGCAAAAGCACTGGACGTTTCAGTAGCTTACTTAATAGGTGAAACTGACGACCCTTCTCCCGCCGATCGGACGGCCGTCTCCGTATGTGATGTAAATTCTGATCGGAAAAAGAAAAATGATATTAAAGAGCCTGTGCACGCTACACAACTGGATGATGTTATATTTGTTCCAATTGTTAGCAATAAAGTTGTTACTGCATGCTGCGGAAACGGATCTGCATATGCCGACGACGTCGCATGGGAATATGAAGGTCAATTTCCTGTTCCGGCAAATCTTCTGATTGGTTATACATGGCAGGGTTGCAGTTACAAGATTATGGAAGCCGAAGGTTCAAGCATGGAGCCTTACATATATGATCGGGACAAGATCTTATTTGTTGAAGACTCTAATGTTGGTGTTGGAGATATTGTTGTTGTTTCAATTGATAATCGTCTATTCATTAAGGGAATCATAAAAATAAATGAAAAAGAATTATGCTTAAGATCATATAATTGGCAAATTTCGCCAGATAAGACTGTCAACTTAGAAGGAGATACCGAAGTTTGTGTTATAGGTAAGGTGCTTAAAGTTGTTTCATCAAGAGACATTCCAAAGATGATTTAGCCCCTGTCTTGCGGGGGCATTATTATATCTATAGAGGAGGTTTCAATATGGCTTTATTAAAATGTCCGGAATGTAATAAAAAAATATCTGAAACTGCTGCTTCTTGTCCAAAATGCGGGAAGGTTTTTGGAAATAACGAACTTCTTGAAATTAAGAATAAAAGAAAAAAAATAAATAAAAGAATAGGGATAATATTTACAATCCTTATGCTTATAATGCTTCCGCTTATAATAAATAGCGGAAATAAAAAGCCAGATACTGTAATAGTAAAACAATACGTAGGGATGGGAATAACTCCAGATGAATTTAGCCATCGTTATAACAAGGCTGTTGATAAATATAAAGCCGGCAAAAATTTTAAAATTCAAAAAATAACCAAAGAGGACGACCATGTTGATTTTTTATTAAACAGCCATTCTATTGCAAGGGCATATATTACTCCAGGCAAGAAAACCATCAATGATATTGATTTTTTAACAAACACCAGTCGTTCCGTAAAAGGAAGTTCCTCTGAATGTATTATTCTTTTTATAGGTGCATGTGCTCCATCACTAACTGCAATAGAAGCCCAAGTTCATACTGCTGAGCTTATGCAGGTAGTTTTTGAAAACAATCAAGCAACGGATAAACCAAACATAAAGAAAATAAATGGGTTAGTTTTCTCTTCTGTAAACAAACCTTCTGAATCCGAAATTAAAATTTATGTTAAAAATGAGGCCGATTAATCATATAATCTTGAAAATTTTTGATATCGCTCTGGTCTGCTACAAAGACAGCCTCGGCCTTAAGAAGCTCCAGCGAATGCAGGACGGAAGCATAAATCTAATGGCAGCTGACGGAACCATAATAACAGTCCCGGAAGAAGATGCCCACGTTCCAGACCTGTTCGCAGTATGGGGCAAGGCAATGACCTACACCTATAAGGAATCCGGAAGAATAAAACACGGCCTTTAGCCCCTGCATTTGCAGGGGTATTTTTATATGGAGGAGGGATAATCTTGGTTAATGTTAATCAAAATTCGGATGAGTATATTATCACTGATTATCATTTGAACTCTTACCCGGGGTATTTGGCTGTTTTAATATTTCTGATTTGTTTTTGGTTTATTGGTTTCATGTGGTCTTTTATTCTTGGTATTATGTCCGGAGTGCTATTGAGACTGAAATTGACTTCTGAGCAGAAAAAACAAAAAAAAAGATTAAATAAAATACAAGATATGAATGCTATTAATGATGAAGATGTATATGAAGGAGATGTCGGAGGAGAGGACGAAGATGAGGAGGCCTTTGATGTTATGACCGAGAATTTCAAATCTACATACGATGAAGTAAGTCGCAAGCGCAGAGCTATGGATAAAAACTATACGCCCTTGACTCTCGATAAAAGAAAAAAAATCGGAACATTTCAGGGGTCTTCGGGGGAGATATATAAAACAACCCCTGATTCATGTACCTGTATGGATTTCGCAAGGAACGATGGCGCTAAATGTAAACATATATATCGTCTTGAACATGAACTGGGAATATATGACCTATTAGTAACAACCCCTAAAGAAAGTAGGAAGGATGCTAATGTTAGAAGAGAAGCCGGGACCTTGTTAGGCGACATATCACGTTATTGGGAATTTATTTCACTTGAAGATCTTAAAAAGTTGATGAATGAAATTGAGCTCCTTAAATTACAACAAGGTAAACAATAACCCTGGTAGTGGCTTATACACGAGTATTTAGTACAATTTTGAAATGGAAACAATTAGTATAAATAATGAGAACACAAAAAGGAGCTGTGTGAAATACTAAGACTCCACACAGCTCCTGATGTTGCGATAATTATCTATTTAGTATCATCCTTCTTGTCCTTATTTTCGTCCTCTACAACAGGATCGTTTTCGTGCATATCAAAATCAGTGAGAATATCCATTCCCATGTAACACACCTCCTATGTAATATCAGTATGGTCTAACAAGCTCTTGTGTCTTCTTATTCGCATCTTCAAACACCGCTTTTTCCTTAATTAAGTTCGCTCGCGCTCGATCGTCCCATTTTCTAAAAAGCAAAATAACATTTGTAAAATATTTTTCGCTATTAGATATATTATTCACAGAAATATTTCTATATAACACAGACACTAACTCTATATAAGTCTGGTGGAGCGACTGATAGACAAACTTCTCATCAGCTGTACAAGACACCCCATTGGTATCTGCGCTGACAAAATGCATCGCAAAATATTCAAGGTCGTTCAACACTCTTTGAATAAGCGTTGCAACTTTTTTCTCTGCCAGTTTAGCGAAGAAAGGATCTTCTTCTTTGATTTTTTCTTCATCTACAAAAAACTTTAATTCTTTTACAATATTACAAAAGTCTTCTGTTCCCATCAGCTTGGCAATCGCAGCTTCATCATTATCGGGAAACAATGTATTCTTCTCACTGACATCAAAGTGGAGCATTTTATCAGTGGGCCTTATGACTTTCGCATAAAGGCCAGACGCTTTGTAGACACGAGAAATAAGACTTGCACCAACAATAATACGATCTTTGTAGAACCCTGCAAGATTTATGGCTTTCTGACGCCTTGCACTCTGGATTTCTTCTATTTGTAAATTAATGCGTTCTCTCTCTTTTTTCTGTGTTTCTATAAACTGCCTGGCAGATAAAAGGTATTGGCATATTGCAAGCACAAACGTTAATATCAGAAAGAATCCAACTAGCACCTGTGATACGTAGTACGCCCTTCCAAGAATATTTATCCTTGAAAATGGGAGGCACAGAACAAGCGCAAAATAGACGATGAAAAGAACTATTGCAATCCATACAACATAATCCAAGATGGATTTTGACTGGGACACGTCATTGGTTGGTTGATTGTTATCGTCCAT